GTTATTTGTCTTTGTATAATGGAATGCGCCTAAAGTTACAATAGATGCTACACCAGCTGCGCCAATAGATCTAATAGTAAAGTCAATATTTAAAGACCATACATCATTAATAACACTACTGCCCAGATTCTGTGGACCACTATCTAATAAAACAATAGATCCAGCCTTGACTCTAATGGTAAGATTTTGATTATTAGTGGCATTCATTACACCTCCAAAGATAGCTCTGAAACTATCTCCTGCTTGAAATGCATTTGCCGGTACAGTTAATGTACCCAAGCCGCCATTGATCAGAGTTGTTTCAACAGTAGTGTTTGTAATTACAGTGCTGTTTGCAGTCTGAGCAAATAAGCCATAGGAGTTCGTTGATGGCACTCCTGGTATAGTGACAACAGTTTCTCCTCCGGTATCTGCTGCCGTTACTCCAGATCCTGCGAATTTTAATACAGATCTTTGAGTCAGAGCTGTGCTTTCCTCTTTGACTGTCTTATACCCGGTACTCGTTACGTTGATAGTTGTTGTTGCCATCAGATTAGATTGATATTTATTGTTTGATTTTCTCCTGTGCTTAATGTGAATTCATCCTCCAGAACTCCATCTACATTGATAACGTAATGAGTGAAGCAGTCGCACTCATCAGATGGAGTACCTCCTCCATTCTCAAAATCATAGTTATCGAATGGGATATCACACCAGTTCTCTGCATCAAATACGTTCAAAGATAGTAGCATGGTCCATCCTGCGACCATATCCTGCCCTCTGTTGATGAATGGATCTGTGGATATCTCTGTGGTGACATCAGCGAATTCAGTCCATCTGTACTGTTGCAGCGTTGTTTTGATATCATTACAGATCAGCAAGCAATCTGAATGTACCTCATTGATCTGTCTGTACTCAGAATGATTGTACTTGTCGCAGATTGTGATCCCGATATTCACTCTCACATACCCGGCACCCATCCCTCCAGGCTGAACTGTAGCCACACAAAGCGGATACGTTGCAGCATCTCTGGAGATGGCATCTAAAAATTCACCCTGAAAAAAACTACCGTTTAGCTGTCTGTGTTGATCTGCGATCAGCTTCAGCTCGGCCATTATTTGATTTAGTGTCTTTTCCATTTAGGTATTCTTTCAGTTTGTCGATCTGTTTCTTTGTTGCTTTGAACTGCTTCATACTATCCAGTTGATAGGCTTGTAGCCTGTATGGTCTTTCTTTACTGATTCATTGCATTCATCAGTATCACAGCAGATAATGTACTCTGGATACTTGGTTCCATTGTCATCTTTGAGATACCCGATTAAACGCTCTTTGTAAAAGTACGCATCTTTTCTCAGCATGTTGCGCAGCGTTGCTGTTTGCTCATCAGTGTTCGGAGTCATTGTCTCATCATCCTGTCGGCCTACAGCTTTGTTAGTGAGCTTCTCATTCAAGAGCTGAGCTGCTCTGTAGTCAACGAATGCTACCAAGCAAGGCACCACATAGTTATTCATCAGATCCAGATAGTCCTGAGTCCATGTGCTTGTTTCAACGCGAGTGAGCAATGCCTTGTATAGAGGAGTTCCAAGGGCAGGCTGAATATGCATGTCCTGAGATCTCTTGATACATACTGCCAGGATCTTGGTATCCGTATTGCTATGGATAAGTCCGAGCTTCTTTAGATTTTCGACTGATAGTAAGTAGTTCATAATACGTATGTGAATGGGAATCTGTACTCATGATTGTGTCCAGGAGCAAAGATAAGTTTATAGCCTCTATTTATAAATCCGTTATGTATTGGACCATTGAGATATCTCTCTCTATGCTCACCAACACATGTGTAATCCCAGCCATCAATAGTCTCTCCTTTTTGATATGTCGGAGTTATGATGACATTAGTTGCAAATCCTTCAATCCATTCAAGGAATTTATTTATGTCAATCTTGTTTTTAGTCCACTCATCAGAATTGATTGAGCCTTTTGCCACAAGATAATCAACCTTGTCAACATTTGGTCTTGATATCCGATAGTCATTGTAGTAACCTTTGAATCCAAGCAACTCACAAAATCTGAATATGACTGGATCATTGTCAATAAATAGGCATTGAGATGCACCCATATCTCTGGCAACAATCAAACTCTCTGCACTACCTGGACCAAGATCCATCACAGTCTTTCCTTTAAAGTCAATATCAAGATATTCATAAATACTGGACCATATTTTTCTATGATGCTCAGCTCCTTTGTAATCTTCAATCCTATCAACTTGATCATGGATATATGACCACAAAGATGTCAGATCTTGATAGTGACCTGGAGTATTTTCAATCCAAGATACAAGCTCATTCATGCTCATATTCTTGCAATACTCTCTAAGCTCTGGGTATGTTGTCATCATTTCTTTATTACAAGTTGTTGCACCCAAATATGTCTACAGTACGGAGTTGATGCGCCTGTATCTGGATTCGTATACCATCCTCCTCTGTATCTCCATACATCTCTGTCCACTCTGGAGCTGATGCTATTGATATCATCGCGAGTATACAGCCTATTTAGTCCAAGTAAACGCAGACAAAAGTCTCTGCTCTTAGTGATCACAGGAGGAACTCCTGGTCTTTCCTGATAGCTATACACTACCTGAAATCTGTCTACAGGTGCAGGAGTTTGCTCAGTCACTTGCTTTCCCAAATCATTGATCTGTCCTTCTGCATAGATCCCTAACTCAGTGAGCTTGGCAATACTCTGCGCGATCTGTTCAATAGTAGTACCTGTTGCCTGTGCGATAGCTGTTGAATCCTCTCCATTGGCAAGCATTGAGATGATATTCTTGTCGAGGTCATTCAAGATCAGCTGAAGCTCTCCGATAGTGGCGAACATCATATCCTCACGTTTGAATATCTCATCCGCAGGAGTATCCCATTCAATGATCTCACTCTTGATCACCTTGTATTCACTCGCATCAAGGCCATATTCAGAGAATATTCCAATCTCATCAGAGCTAAATTCGTGTTTATGATCGCAGCTTTGTACCATTGATACCGGCAAACCCACAATTTTGCGAGCTTGAGCCTCGTCAATACTTGGGAATGATGCCAGAACAATCTGCAAAGCAGAGTCTGCTGTGAGTATTCCTTGCTTGATGTTAGCAACAATCTCAACAAGTGAGGCAATCTGCGCTCCATTCAGTGCGCTCTTGGCCACATCTACTGCCTCAGGTGCCTGAGTATCCACAGGAGCTGCCGAAGGCTGAACAGATGGAGCTGCCTCAAGCACTCCTATTGGCTTCACATCAGCCAGCTTCAGCACTCCCAGTGATCCTGATAGCTTGCTCATATAATTAAGCAGCCATTCAATCTGTTTTTGTCGAGCTTCCACATATGTCTTTTTGTAGATCTCAAATAGTTCAGCTGTCTCCGCTGAATTGAAAGATCCATTCGGAGCAATACCAAATAATGATGGAGCTACCACAGAATGAGCTACAAGGATATTCTGCTGAACAGATTTCTCAGTCATCAAATATCTTTCATGTAGGTTATTCCCACTCAATGGCAATACTGTCGGAGCTTCCTCCGCGCTATTGCTGAATGTGATGATGATCTCTCCTGCATCCTCCACAGATTGCGTACGCCCCTTGATCTGATCCTTGATCTTTCTCTCCTCTTCCGCAGTCTCTGGATATCCTGATGCCAGGTTGATCAATGTTCCTGCCTTGAATCCGTTCTGCAATTCGTACATGTGGAACTTGCTGATATCCACATCAGTCTGAATAGCAGTGATTCCTCCATAGTACGGAGGCTTTGGATAGATTCCTTTCTCTCCCTTAGATTGCTTTGCAGGCTCTTTGTAATACAACAAGAATGATCCTGATCTGTTGTTCTCATCGAGTGCAGGATAGCTTCTGAAATTTGTAGTCTCAGGAGTTTGTTGCATAGCGGACCAATCATCTGATACGTAGTACAATCTCTCATCCTCAGTCATGCGAATAAAATCAACTCCAATGTACTCCCATCTAACCACGCGAGATCCTTCTCTGTTCCAGGTGCCGATCACTGCCATGGCTCCGAATAACTCAAAATCAAATGCCATGCGCTGCACAATCTCATTCATGTCAAAATCAGCGAAGCTGTTGCTCAGGAACTGACTTGCATCACCGGATACAGTTTGAATACCACCTCCTGCAATGTAGTAGGTTTTATTCTTTAGGATCCCTTGATGCCATGCTGATCCTTGCAGCATCTCAATCAAAAAGAAAGGATAGTCATTCTTTTTACCCCACTTAATGAATCCTCTCTGCCTGTCTTTCTCTTCAATAGGCTTTTGGTATTCTTTGCTGAATGATATGCTTGTGAGCTTATTCATATATGTTGTTTACTATTGTTGTTGTGAATTCATTTGCAGGACTGCCAGTCTCATATACATGCGCTCGGCCTTCCTCGCATAGTGATGTGGCAAGATCAGGATCCAAGTTACTTGGACTGCTCTGCTCATATATTTTATACGTATAGAATCCTGCATATGGGAATGTGACATCCACTCCATCAGTGATATCAAACTCATCATACCTGGTAGTGCCTGTGCTGATGTTTGTCAGGATACAATATACCTTTTCAAATGATTGCTCATGCATAAACTCAAAGAGCCAATATGGACTTGTCAGAGTCTTGAGCTCTGTCACTGTCACTATCATTGTGCTTGTCTGATTTCTTTCCAGTCTCAGCATCTTTCTTGATCATTTTAATTTTTGACTCCGAAGGCTCAAAGATATGAAGCAATCCTATCTGAATATAGAACTCCTCTTTGCCTAATTCTATTGTGAAATACCGATTCAGTATCTGTGATTTCACCTTTGATCCAATCAGTTCCTTTTTTATTTTCATAGTGCTAATTTACAAAAAAAGGGAAAGGGCAAACCCTCTCCCTTCTATTGATGGAAAACAGCGATTAAACTGCCGGAGATTGCTGAGTCAACAAAGTAGTGATGATACCAGGAGCAACATCAGGAACCTCGTTGTTTTCAAGGCCAGCGAGTACGATAGTGTGACCGTTACGATCAGACTTTAATACTCCAGATGTATACTCAGATGCATCATTCACCTGTAAACCTTCATCAAGTCCAAGAGCAACATAGTTGCCATCAGCCTTTTCAACCAAACAAACCACCTCATTCTGAGCAAGCAAATGGATCTCAGCACGCAGCTCCTTTGTATCTGATGCCAGGATCATGTTCAAAGTTTGCTCATACCAAAGAGTTCCGTTGTCTTTGTTTACTCGAATAGGTGCAGTGTAGGATGACAGATTGCTTTTCAGCTTGTACTGGAATACCTCACCTGTGACAGTCAATGTTGTGATCTCATTGTTTGTCAAAGTAGGTCCAGTTGCGATTGCGCTAAGTGGGAAAATAATAACAGATTTGATACCACCTTTACCGTTGGTACAAGTTCTGTCATTAAACCCTGTAGTCATATTACAGCTCACGATTCTTTCTTTTAATAGTTTGAAAAAAGGGGACCGAAGTCCCCCGGTTTATTTCTTAGTTAGGTGAACCTGTTCCGTTCCACACACCGATCTGATCCAAGAATGGTACCTGAACTCCTGCGCGGAATTTAGAACGTACATAGATCACATCATCATCCTGAGAATACCACAAGTCGTAGTTATCGAAGTCTGATGATAGATCAGTTCCGAATACGAAATGAGATGCACGGCCTGTGTAGATGTTATCCAATCCGTTCAATCCTGGTACTTTCACTACTCGCATGTCAGTACCTGGTACGATGATCTCTTCCATAGTTGCAATTTGTGCAGGGCTATAGTGGAAGAAATTCAAGTCTACCAAGTTCTTCATCAATGCGTTGAAGTTCTCACGTCCTGTGAAGCAAACAAAATCAGCAGATTCTGCAACAGCTTCAGGAGTGTTTTCAAAGCACTCATAGAATACATCAAATGCATTCGATGAAGAGATGCTCGCAGTAGATGAAGTGTTCAAGTTAACACATCCGTTACCAGTTGTAAGGAACTGACGGAATCCGTTCATCCACTGAAGGTTACCTGTGCCTGATACTTTGTTACCTTTCCAGATCAACTTGTCAAGCTCAAGAGCATGAAGTTGCAAAAGGTAGTTTGTGATCTGTGCCTCGAATGGCAAAGACTTGTCCTCAGCTGATGCACCTGGGCGAAGAGCTAATTGAGTCCAGAATCCGTCAAGATCTTTCTGACAGAATTTTTTCATGTACCCAAGAGTCTCAACAGCGATTGCGCGATCTGTAAATACAGTGTCTCCATCAGGAGTCATGTCGCAGTCACCAGCTTGGTATACGATTGAATCATCCAAAAGTTTGATCTCTTGAGATCCTTTTACTCCTTCTTGGATTGTAACATAGCGAAGCGTTTTAGCTTCAGTGACTGAACGTGTGATCAGGTCTTCTCTTTGCTCATCTACATATGCAGCAAGTCCTAATACGTCATAGTCAAATTTCGATTTGATGAATTTTTTTAATGACATCTTATTTGTTTATTTGAGATTTCAAAAATATTTGTCGAGCTGTCAGGTTGCTCGTAACCCTTGAGAATTTCTCTCCCTCAGTGGTGCCATTTGATGGAGCTGCTTTGAATGCATCGAATTCTGATTTCATTGCGCTCATCTCTGTGCGAAGTGTCTCATTGTCGCTCACAATAGTCTGGATCATTTCACCAAGGCTTTCGACTACCTTAGAGAATGCCTCCATCTTTGTAGATACGATTGATTCAACTTGCTCAGCACTCATTGATTCAGCTGCCACAGGAGCAGCATTGTTTTCGTTGATAGCTGCGATCACTGCCGTAGCAAGATCATACGCCTGGCCCATTTCCAAACCAAGCTGAGCAGCCAATACCTCTGTCGCTTTTTCCAAAGCAGCCGGGATCTCTTCAGAGTCGATAGCTTCAAAATCAGATGATGCTGCTTCGCCTTCAGCTGCACGCTCATCAATGATCTCAACTACCACTCCACTTGCATCTGTTACGATGCTTACCCCTTCAAACTCGCCACCAAGTGCGTGAGTGCCTTCAGGAGCAGGGATCTGCTCACCATCAGCAACTACAAATACCTGTGTGCCAACAGCAAGTTCACCTTCATATGCAATAGCAGTACCATCCATCAATACTCCCTCTCCGAATGACGTCTCAGTGACATCCTCCGTAGATGTAGAGAACATTGATTTCATCTCTGCGATTGCATCCATTACTTTCTTGAAGTTTTCGTTCATCTTTACTGTGTTTATTTATTATGTTTAATTGTTCCAATTACACTACGCAGATCCTCAAGGGCATTGAATATTTGCTTCATCATTTCAGTTTCCACAGTTCTGCTTGTCTCGCTCAAAAAGAATGATCCCTCAATGCTGAATCCTGTCCATTCACCTGCTTTAGCTTTCTGCCAGATCTCATCATTCATGATCTTATAGCTAACTATCCAGGATCCATCATTTACATCATGGAATCTCTCAGGCTTTGTGAATCCTTTCTCTTCATCTACTTGATAGCTGTGGATCATGTAGATTCCCTCAACTACTTTGCCCGAGTTATGCTCCAAATTCACGTTGTTAAAGTTCTGTCTGCGAGCATAGTCAACGATGATGTTTTTGATAGCTTCCTTTGTAAACACTACATAGTACTCCTCATTGCTTTGCTCATCATATCTATAGATCGGAGTATCAGCAGAGATAGCCACACCTGTGATCACTCGCTCCTCCTCATTGAACTGATATCTTTTTGCTTTGCTGAAAGTCTGATAGCTGATCTCATGCGCAGGATCTGCCACAAGCGAATTGAATTCTACTGTGGTATCCTCTTCATTGAGATCGATGTATATCTCATATACCGGGAGTTCTCTTTTCATATATAGAAATATGTATTTTTGTTCCAATGAAATACGTTTATCCATACCGCAAAACACAGAACAAAGTAGATGTTCTGTCTCATTCAATAGCATGGCTCAGATCCTTTGATCCGGATGCTGAGATCTACGTCATAGGAGATCCACATCCTCAAGGAATTCATGTGCCTATCAGCACGCTGCCCATCAGAGGCTGCGATGTGACCAACAAGATGATGCATTTTGCCTGGCATTTCGGAGGTACTTTCTGCTATATGAATGATGACTTTTTTATTGGCTCAAACTTTCGCTTTGACAACATCCTCAGCAATGGAGAGATGCAGATCAATGAACGTCATGCACCTACATATCAGGAAGCTATGCAGAACACAATAGATTTTTTAAAGTCAGTAGATAAACCGATCATGAATTTTGAGTGCCATCAGCCTGTACTCATGGATTCAGACAAGCTCATCGGCCTATTTGACCGCATCACATGGAAGCATCATAATCATTTCATAAAATCCATGTATCTGAATTACTATGGATGCGATCATGTGCCAGGTGAGAATCTCAAGGTAGCCAATGACATACGAAAGGCCCAGGAGTTCCTGAGCCTTTACGGATCTTTTAGCACATCTGACACATGGTTCAATCAGAAAGCGCAGCGTGAGTTCATCACCAAACGCTTAGCTTATTCTGCATAGCCACCTTGTTCTGAGTGCCTGTGATATCTGATTCGAGTACGTATACCGGAGTGCCTTCGTTGCTCTGTCCTATCAGCTCAGCTGTGTTCTGTTGCTGAGTGTTCAGGTTAGCATTTGCAGCATTGCCTCCTAACTGTCCTGCTGTTGCTCCTGCGCTAACACCTCCTCCCCCAGTGTTCAATGATGGAGCAGTACCTGATTGATATTTCTGTGCAGCAATGGCAGCGATCTGCGTAGCTCCAATGATAGCAGCTGATGCAATAGCAGCAATACCCGCAGGAGATGGAGGAGGACCAAACTGAGCAATACCTTTGACGATAGCTGTTGCTGTGTCGATTGCTACCTGAGCAATTCTCAGAGCCTTGTCTCTTTCAAACTGTTGTTTCTTGATCTTCTCTACCTCCTGGAAGTTCTTGAGTTCAATGGCATATTTTGCAGCTGCATATTTCTGATCAATAGCTGCTCTCTGCTCAGCTGTCAGATTGCTGCTGTTTAGTTCCTGCTGTTGCGCCTGATCTAATGAGGCAAGCTGTGCATCCGTTTGATTCTGTAGTTCCTGGAGCCTTGCATTCTCAATGTCTGCAATGGCAGAATTCAAAGCACTGATATCACTGAGGATCTGTTGACCGATATCAATTTTCTTTTGTAGATTCTCAGCATCATATTTATTGCGGATCTCCTGGAGTTCTTTCTGTTGCTTCTCCTCCAGAGCTGTCACATCAAGGCCGTATTTTTTAGCCTGTTCTATTAAAGCAAAATACTTATCGGTTACAGCAAGCTCCTCAGTTTGTTGCTGAGTCAACAGTGCTGCGTTGTATGTATCATAGAATGCCTCCTCATCTGCGATCTCTTGTCTGCGCAATGCTTCTTTTCGGTTGTACTCTTCGCGATCTTTCTCTTGCTTCTCTTTGTTTGTCTTATCAATGAGGTCAAGTTCCTGCTGTGCATACTTTGCCTCAATATCATTGATTGCATTCTTTAAAGCAAGTCGGAGATTCGTTGTGTCATATCCATGCTTGGTCCCGAGCTTCATTAATTCAAGATACTTATCCTGTTCTGCAAGGATCTCCTGTTCCTTATCTGATAGCATGCTGCGATTAAATTCCTTCTCAGCTTCCTGAATCTTTTTCAAATCTTCCTTGCGCTGCTCAGCTGCTTTCTTTCCTGCTTCTCTTGCCTTCTCAGCTTGTTCCTTCTGCACCTTCTCTGCATTGTCGGCTACCTTCTTGGCATTCTCTGCTACTTTCTTTCTGTTCTCAGCTGCATCCAGTTCACGTTGGAACTTGATATCTGCATAGTGATCTTTAGCCTGTTTACCAAGTGCAACATATCTCTCGCGTGATTGAGTTAATTGCTCTTTGATTGCCGATGCTTCATCTTCATTGCCTTGATCAAGCATTTGCTTGTATCGTTGTGTAAGGTTTTGAAAGCGATATTGCTCTTTGATACGTTCATCTTGTTTTGCCTGGGCAACTATCTTAATATTTTTTAATTGCTCTTGTGCAAGTTCATGATCTGATTTGCCCTCAGCTTCCATGAGTTTTATTCTCTGGTCAAGATGTTTCTGTAATGCAGCTAATGAATCATCAGAGGCTTTTCTTGTGCGCTCTAAACTTTTTGTAAATCTTTCATTTGATTCCGCAGCCTCATCAGAATTATCACCGAATGCAATCAATGCTCCTGCCACAGCAGCAAGTGCACCTATCAATAAGAAAATAGGATTCGCCTTGATCACTGCATTGAGTGCTTTCATTGCAAGAGTCCCAAGGTTCGTTGCTATCGTTGCAGCTTTCTGTGCTGTGGTCATGGCAACAGTTGCTCCTGCATTCGCTCCTGTAGCTACTGTGTTCTCAACAGTGAGTGCAGTCTTGATCTTCTCAGCTGCATTCCTTAACTGGATCCCAAGGATCGCATCTGAGTTTAGATTCTTTGCTATAGTATTTACTGCGTTGACAAGTCCCTGAGTAGCTTGTAGCTTGACCATGGTCTGAATCAGTGCCTCACTCTCTACTCCAGTCAAAGCCATTGCGCTCTGGAATCCTTCAAATACAGCTGCTCCTGTTTCTATCCCTGCAAGTGTAGTGTCAAGGGCCACAAAGTCTGAGGATAGTGCAGTAGTGGCAGCCTTCAAATCGCCGATCTCATCCTTGAGCTGTGCAGCAGCTTGCAATGCCTGCTGTCCTACAGGTGACTCCATGCCAGCTTGAGCAGCGATAGTCTGGTACTGCTTCATGATCTGCGTCATGTCTCGCATTGTCAGACCTCCAGCTTCTATCCTGTCGGATAGCTCATTCATCCGCTGAGTAAAGTCATCTATTCCATCAAGGCTGCTCGCTGTTTTATCGACAGCATTCAGATCCTTATTCAGACTGTTGACTGCCTTGTCAAAAGACTGGACATCCTGTACCGAGTTTCCGGTATCAACCCTTAGAGAAAATACAGCTTCTTTGTTTGCCATGTCGTTGTATAAAAAAGGGCAGTCATGCTGCCCGTTTAAAGTTAGTATTTACCCAAAATCACAGGCTGTCCGCTTGTTGAACAAATGAATCAAACTCTGCTTGTTGCTCTGGTGTCATATCTGCATACGGATATTCTGTAAATTCAGCTTCAGTATTTATGCCATTTATTTCAGTAAACTTTATTGCACGTTTGATAGGCTGTGTTACATTCAAAGTAAATAACTTTGATCCCTCAAGATATGCAAAGTCAACACCTGTAAAGTCAGATAGTGCAAGTGTTTTTACTAATTCATACTTTTCATCGTAGCAATAAACTACTTCACCAATGATGTCTAATTTTTCCATTATATTAAAATGTTACCTTGATTATCTTCTGTATTAACTATTCCTTGTGTAATATTTGCATTTACTGCTGTCGTTGCTCCAGCAAATACATTTGAAGCATATTTTATTGTTACAGCACTACCTTTATAAATACAATTTGCACCAGTATTACTTACAGTAATATTACAGTTATTTATGATAGTATCTGCGCCAATATCAAAGCCATGACCACCAGCATTGTTCCACTCACTTAAAACAGTACAACCTCTGAAACTTGCTCTAAATCCCCCGCCTGATGCAATATTAGTTGCAGAACGTATATGACAATTATCAAAGTTGTTCAAATAATGATATGCGCCCCATCCACTTGATGAAATTATAGTGCAGTTTCTATATGTTCCGTTAGTTGCGCCGTTTCCACTTGTAGATTCTAATGTGCAATTTGAATAAATTGAACCATCCGCTGCTCTATGTGTAGTTGAAACTCCATAACAATTATAAAAATTTCCAACAGATAAGGCAATCCCACTTTGAGTATAACCGTAAGAATTTGCAGCATTTACAGATGCTATTCCAGCGCCAGATATTGATATTCCAGTACATCTATTGATAAACCCACCACTGGCACCAATTCCACTACCAGATGTAGTGCTTTGACCAATAAATCCATCTATTGATCCTTGAGTTGAAATTGCAGTTAAATAAGCCTTTGCATATAAATTGCCTGAATGTGGTTTATATTGCCAAGTAGTACCTCCTAAATTTACCGCATTACCATATGTTGACTCCATATAAACTCCATCAAAGAAAAATTGTGAATCATTTACAGTAGCATTTAATACATAATCTCCAGTAGTTCCATTGGCTCTGCCTGAACGTATTACTCTTAAATTACTAATTACACAAGATATTGCTCCTGATATATTTTGAAATGTATTAGAGTTTCCAGCTGCATGAGAATGTGTGTAAGTATGCCCGTTACCATTGATATGAACTCCATCTTTTAGTGTGATAGTTACATTTCCAGTTTCAGTATAATCTGTGAAAAATTCAATTGTTTGACCAGCACTTGCAGCAGTCATAGCTAATGTTAGAGTAGTGTAAAAAGTATATGCCCCAGTCGAATCTGCTATACCAAATCTACCTGAGGATGAACCAGAAGCAGGAACAGCCCAAGTACCATCACCACGTAGGAACTTGGTAGTGTCATTCGGTGCCTTTGGCGCGAACCCATGCTTTGAAGTACTTACATCGTTTGTCGTGATGTCACTTGTAACCAAGTTAGCATCAGTTACCAATGCCTTGATATTAGCTCCAGTCACACTACGTGTCACATATAATCCACCGCCCGCAGCCTGAGAAACCTCTACAAGATCCGTGTCTGCTATTGTTGCTGCTTTAGGCGTTAAGCCTGAAATCTTCTGTCCCATTATTCTTCTGTTATTCGTTGTTGATTATCTTCTGTTGATCTATTAAATCCATCCTCAGTAAGTCTATAGAACAGCGATGCCGCAGCATTGATTGCTGTGCGAACGCTATTGTACATCGTTGAGAATCCGTAGTAATACATCTTACAAAATTAAAGCTACAGATCCTGATGTCAAATCTACAGCTGAGAACTTACGCGCTCCAGTGCATCGGATCATCGCTCCAGCTTTTACCGCTGTTGCTGGTGTAGTTATTAACTCAGCTTTGATATCCACCCCAGCTACCTTGATGCTGTTGAATACTGTATCCTCTAAAACGAAGATCGCATCATAGGTGATTGTCTTCTCATTTGTGTCGTTCACGATCACTGTCCCCTGGCTTGCCACCAGTAATTCCTCCCAAAGTGCCATATATATTTTTTATTTATTATTCAACTATTCTTTTCAATCCTTCTTCTGTTGATCTTATCCCAGCTAACCATCCTCCAGTTTCAGTAATCCTTGCTCCTCTACTACCTACCGGATCAACAGGAGGAACAGTCCCAAATGCCACCAATCCTTCTCCCTTTATTATGCGAATTAGTTCCACCTGAGTAGTCTGATCCTTTCCTGAGTCATAGTCTTTCACAGATTGCAGCCTATACACTACCCCATCAATGTTGATCAGCTTCTTAAAATCAAGTTGATTAATCATGTCCGGAGTGATCTTGACATAACATGTGAGCTGCTTTCCAAATCTGCTCACTACCTCATTCATGTATTGTTGATGATAGAAATACAGATTCTCTGTTGTATATGCTGCGCCATCATAGTAGATGTAATCAGGCACACCAAAGTTAAAATCAAATGTCGGTGAACTCAAGCTATTGAGATGACCTACATATGGATAGCTGGTCTCTGCATGTCCTAATCCATTCTCATCAATATGAGTCCAGTTTGCTGATGTCATTGGACCAAGCTGAACAACGAATGGTTTACCTTTATTCACATTGATCTCTGAGGATCCATCCTCATTAAATCTCACCTGGAAAGATCTCGGAACAATGATATTTGTGAATGTCGTATCATCTACAGGAATGTTGACAAGCAGCTTCTGCGAGAATGGCAAACTAAATTCTGTTGTATCCTTGCTATATTGATTCTGACTTTCCAATAGGAATGATCCATACTGCTCATCCTGATCTCTAAAATATGCCTGATTATAATAGTCATTATCCTCAGCAAATTTGAATTTATATTCTTTGCTTGCAAAG